CTAAAATATCAAAAGCATTACAAGGTGTTAATGCTGGCGGTTTAGCAAAAAAAGGAATTAAATTATCTAATGCTCATAAATTAGCTATTTCTAATAGCTTAAAGGGCAAGAAAAAAACTCCAGAACATATTAAAAATGCTTCAGAAGCATCTAAAATTGCAAAAGCATTAAAGCAGAAAGACAGGGTAAAATCATAGCCGTTTTTAACAAAAACACACTCACTCAAGTTTCGGGCTTTGACAATCAGATTATTGCTGGAGAGTTAGTCTATCAGCAAAAAACCTTTTGGAATCTAGCACTTACAAATAGTGATGGCACTCCAATGGATTTATCCACAGCCACGATTGATGCTCAAATTATTCGTAGAGAACTTACCAATGTCAGAGATAGCCGCTATGGTCTAGCCTTTGATATTAATGATTACACACCAACTCCAGACCCTATTTCATTGACCATTACTAATGTGGATGGTACACATGGATCTTTTACACTTGTAATTGATGATTCTTCATGGGATTTGGTGGCTGGTCAAATTGGATTAGATATTGCCAATATAAATGGCACAGGCTTTTCTGGGCGCATTAAAATTAGCTTTCCAGAAGAAGGATCTACCCCAGCAAATGACTTAATCATCTTTTTGCTATTCCTAGTTCGTTCTGATGCAATCGTAAACAATTAAGGATCGTCATGGCTGAATTAAAAGTTACAAGCGCTAGTGGCGATTCAGTTAATGTCGATGTCGGCATTGGCAATCAAATTGCTTTAGTTATAGACAAAGGCTACTATGGTCCATCTGGCTATAGCGGTCAATCAGGCTATAGTGGATATAGCGGATTTAGCGGTGCAAATGGAACTTCAGGAATTTCTGGTAAATCTGGTTATTCTGGCTACAGCGGTTTTAGCGGTTATAGTGGATCAGGTATTTCTGGTTATTCAGGTTCAGGAGTTTCTGGGTATAGCGGTTTTAGCGGAATATCTGGATATTCTGGCGCAGTCGGACAATCTGGTATTTCTGGATATAGTGGCTTTTCAGGTCAATCAGGTTTTAGCGGTTCTGGTGTAAGTGGTTGGTCTGGCTTTAGTGGAACTTCAGGTTTCAGCGGATTTTCTGGATCAGGTGTATCTGGTTATTCTGGATTTAGCGGTATTAGTGGATATAGCGGCATTAACGGCTTTTCTGGCATTTCTGGTTTTTCTGGAATTAGCGGATATAGTGGTTCTGGTATTTCTGGTTACTCTGGGTTTTCTGGTTATAGCGGTCAGCAAGGCGCTGGAATTACTATTAAAGGCACAGTAGCTATTCCAGCAGATTTGCCGCCAACAGGCAATCAACCTAATGATGCTTATATTGTTCAATCCAATGGCGATTTATATATATGGGATGGTTCAGCTTGGTTTAATGCTGGTCAAATTGTAGGACCAGCAGGACAAAGTGGAACATCCGGATTTAGCGGTTATTCAGGCATTTCTGGTTACTCTGGCTTTAGCGGCATTAGCGGTTACAGCGGAGCAGTAGGTCAATCAGGTTTAAGCGGCTATAGCGGCTTTTCTGGTATGTCTGGCTCTGGTATATCTGGTTGGTCAGGATTTAGCGGTATAAGCGGTTTTAGTGGATTCTCAGGCTATTCTGGAAGCGGTGTTTCTGGTTACTCAGGATTTAGCGGCATTTCAGGATATAGTGGCGCAATAGGTCAATCTGGTATTAGCGGCTATAGCGGCTTTTCTGGAATTAGCGGTTATTCTGGAAGCGGTGTATCCGGGTATTCTGGTTATTCTGGACAAATTGGTGCAAGTGGTTATAGCGGTATTTCTGGCTTTAGCGGATATTCTGGTCAAGATGGCGCATCAGGTTTTTCAGGATATAGCGGATCTGGCATTTCTGGATATTCAGGCTTTAGTGGAATTTCAGGTTATAGCGGTCAAGATGGCGCAAGTGGCATTAGCGGATACTCAGGACAAAATGGCGCATCTGGATATTCAGGAATTAGTGGCTTCTCAGGTTTTTCTGGCATTAGCGGTTACAGCGGATCTGGTGTAAGTGGTTATTCAGGATTTTCAGGCATCTCTGGCTATAGCGGTTATTCTGGTAGCGGCGTTAGTGGCTATTCTGGTTACAGCGGTGCAATAGGCGCATCTGGCACAAGTGGATATAGTGGTTTTAGCGGCATCTCAGGATATAGCGGAAGCGGTGTATCTGGCTATTCTGGATTTAGTGGTATCTCAGGCTACAGCGGAATTTCTGGTTACTCAGGAAGTGGTGTTAGCGGATACTCAGGCTACAGCGGCGCAGTAGGTCAAAGTGGATTTTCTGGCTATAGTGGTGCGGTGGGTCAATCAGGAATAAGTGGTTATTCAGGTTTTAGCGGAATTTCTGGTTACAGCGGAAGCGGTGTATCAGGTTACTCTGGTTACTCAGGTAGCGGCACAAGTGGCTACTCAGGCTTTTCAGGCATCAGCGGTTATAGCGGCTATTCTGGATATTCAGGTTCTGTTGGTGCTGGTGGTGTTCGTGGCTATTGGGGTTCATTTTGGGACACAACTAATCAAACTGCCGCAAGTACCACATCTGCATATATTTTTAATATTGGTCAAACTGATGCAAATAGCACAGGAATAAGTATTGTTTCTGGCAATAGAATTACTTTTGCTAATGCTGGTGTTTATACAGTTCAATATTCTGTTCAATTTCAAAATACTTCTACTGGTTCTGGCAATGATAATGCTGATATTTGGTTTAAATTAAATGGAGCAGATATTGCAGATAGCAATAGCATATTTAATATTCCTAGGGCGCAAAGCGGTATAAATGGATATTTAATTGCCGTTACACCTTATACATTAAAAGTAAATGCTGGAGATTATATTCAGCTTGCTTGGGCAGTAACTACAACTAACATTTCAGCGGTAACAACAGCGGCTCAAACAAGCCCAACTGTTCCAGAAACTCCTTCTGTAATTGTTTCTGCTACACAAGTTTTTTATACTCAATCTGGCTATAGCGGCACTAGCGGTTACTCAGGATTTAGTGGCATCTCAGGCTATTCTGGTATTTCTGGCTATTCAGGGAGCGGTATATCAGGCTATAGCGGATACTCAGGATCGGGTGTAAGTGGATATAGTGGTTGGTCTGGCATATCAGGTTACAGCGGTGCTATTGGAGCATCTGGAATTTCTGGATATTCTGGATTCTCAGGCATAAGCGGATATAGCGGTTCAGGAGTTAGCGGTTATTCTGGATACTCTGGATCAGGTGTTTCTGGTTATTCTGGCTATAGTGGTATTTCAGGCTATTCAGGCTCTAGTGATACTTGGCTAGGTGCTTGGTCAAGTTCAACAGCTTATGTAGTAAGAAATATTGTTTCTTACAATGGCTCTAGTTACTATTGTATTCTTGCCAATACTAATCAACTTCCAACCAATACAACTTATTGGAATTTATTAGCCCAATCTGGTTTTTCAGGATATTCTGGGTATAGTGGCATTTCTGGTTATAGCGGTAGCGGAATAAGCGGTTATTCAGGCTTTTCAGGTTATAGCGGAACAGCACCATCCACTATTTCTACTACAGGCACAACAACTTCTGGCACTTTATTTATTGTTGGTGTAAGTGGTACTGGATCACAAGCACCTTATATTTCTAATACTAATAGCATTGCATATAACCCTTCTACAGGAGTTATAACTGCGGCATTTAATGGCGCACACAATGGTACTGTAGGCGCAACAACTCCAGCGGCTGGTACATTTACTTTAGCAAAAGCAACAGAATATACAGAAACTCAAGTTGCTATATCTGCTTCAGCGATTGACCTTACACTTGGTAACTATTTTACCAAAACAATTAGCGGTGCAACTACATTTACTATTTCAAATACAGCTTCTAGTGGCACAGTAAACAGCTTTATTCTTGACCTTACTAATGGTGGCTCTGCTACTGTGAACTGGTGGTCAGGGGTTAAATGGGCTGGCGGTACTGCTCCTACACTAACTTCTTCAGGTCGTGATACACTAGGATTTTTCACCGAAGATGGTGGAACAACATGGAACGGATTTGTTCTTGGAAAGAATATGTCGTAATGCCAAAATCTATAGACATCACAGGGCAAAGATTTGGTAAGTTGGTAGCTATTAAGCCTACCGACAAACGGAATCGTGCTGGAAACATTATTTGGCAGTTTCAATGCGATTGCGGAAATTTGCATGAAACATTTACTTCCGCAGTAAAACAAAAGAAATCCACTAAATCATGCGGTTGCACAATGCTTGAATACTGTCAATCAGGAAAAATGCACTATAAGCATGGCATGGAAGGCACTACTGAATACAACATTTGGCTTGGCATTAAACAAAGATGTTTAAATGAAAATCACGCTAGATATAAATATTATGGTGGTCGTGGCATTACTGTATGTGCTGAATGGTTAGATTTTGAAAAGTTTTATTCCGATATGGGTAAAAGACCTGATGGATTAAGTATTGACCGCATAAATAACGATAAAGGTTATTTTTTAGAAAATTGTCGATGGGCTACTCCTAAAGAGCAAGCCAACAATCGAAGAAAGGCAATGGCCTAATGCCAGTTCGTGACCTATTGATGTCTGCTAGTGGTGCTTCTGCTCCTGCCGTATATGTAGATGATGTATTTTCTACTTATTTATATACAGGTACAGGGGCAACGCAATCCATTACCAATGGTATAGACCTTGCTACTAAAGGTGGGTTAGTTTGGCTTAAAGATAGAACAAATGCTTATAACAATGGTCTTTATGACACAGTAAGAGGAACAACAAAATCTATAGGCTCAAATTTAACTACAGCACAAGTAACTGATGCTAATTCTTTAACTGCATTTAATAGCAATGGTTGGTCATTAGGAACAGACACTAATTATAATAACAATACTGCAACTTATGTTGGTTGGCAATGGCAAGCTGGTCAAGGTTCATCATCATCTAACACTAATGGCTCT